CGCCTCGTCCTTGAGGAGCTCGGACAGGAGGGCCTGGACGTCCACGCCGGCCGGAGCCTCGGGGGCCTCCGGAGCCAATTCGTCCAATTTCTGGGTCTCGATCTTCTTTGCCACGGGTTCCTCCGGGTCTCGGCGTTTTGCGATTTCGATCACGGCGTTGGAGTTGTCTCCACGGTCGACAAAGCCGATCGTGTCCCACTCGATATCCGACGCCAAGTGTTTTGGAGCCTCGCCCTCGCGGAACCCGTCAAGGTCCCCGCCATAGGGTCGGAGGCGTTCACGACCTTTTACGGACATGGCGTTGAGGCCCATTACGCGGCCCTCCGCCCGTCCAGGATCTCGGCCCACGTCTCGTGGTCCGTGTCCCATTGCCAACGGCACCAAACGCCCTCGGTCCTGTTCGCCTCGGGGTCGATCCCCACAGCCTTCTTGAACTCGGCGTCCACGACGACGATCTCCAAGAGCTTGGCTGGGGCGTCCTTGACGTGCATAACGTCGCCCCTCTGAGACTCAAGCATGAACCGACGGGCCGCCTTGGCCACTTCCTCGATCGGGGCATGTTCGCCGAAACGCTTATCGATGGTACGGAACCCCTCGGCGTCTCGGGACACGTAAGCCCACCCGGCAACCTCACCCAGATCTGTGCTGATCTTGGCGATCTCCGTGGTGACCGTGAAATCCTCGAGCAAGGGGCGTCCTCCGTCTCGGTTCGAAACTCAAGCGTCTCAAATGTGGACTATCCGGACTGACGTGTCAAGGTTTTTGTCTCAGGTCGAGACGAAGGTTTCTAAACGAGACTGCGTTTCAGGCCAGCTCGGGCAGGCTGGGCCGCGGACCTGGCGCCCACGTCGGGGAGGGGGAGGCCGAGGGTCTGGCGGAGGTGGTTTGTAATCTCTTGGTCGAAACCCACCGGCATACCGGCGGACACCAACGTGGCTACGGACTGGACGAGGGACTCCGGGGACAACGGCGAGATCTCGCCGTGTTTGTAGGACGCCCAGGCCCACTCGGGGAACGAGGTCAGACGGTACAGGCTCCGAACCGGGCCCCGGTTGATCTGTTCGAACAGGGCCGCCAGCTTGGCCCCCACGGCCATCTGGGATACGTCCTGGGCCGCGCTGATCGCGGCCATGGCACCCTGATTCTCCACGGCCATGAACAACCACTGGAGGAGGAGGCCGATCCCCATTCGGGTTTGGTGCCGCACGATTGGCCGGTCGAACGCCGCGATGTTTTGCGTGGAGGACAGGGTCTCGAGGTCGTAACCCGAAGCCTGGCCCGTGGCCGGGTCGGTTGCGTGGGGGAACCCGCCCCCACGAAACTCGTCCGTCCCCGCGAGCTGGGCCATTTCGATCATGGTCGCCCGGGTCAGGGCGCCGGCGGTCCCTGCCTTGGCCGAGAACACGGACACAGGCATTTTGGCAACCATGGTTCCGCCCGCGTCCCGTTGGATTGCAATCCCCTCGAAATCCTCGATTCTATTGCCGAAACGATAGGACCGTTCGATTGCGCGGAGGGCGCCCGAGGGCTCCGGGTTGTTCCGGTCGTAGCGGAACCGGACGTGGAACAGCTTGTTCATTGATATGAACACCTCGGGGCCGTCCTGGCGTTCCTGGTACACGCCCACGACGTCCCCGGAGCCGTCCTCGCTCCACTCCCAATCCTCGATCGTGTCCTGGCTCCGGAGGACGATTTTGTGCCAACCCACCCGGCCGTCGTTGTGCCGAGACGTCGGGAGGCCTGGCCCTGGGTTCGGACCCAGGCGACGCTTGAGCACGATCTCCAGCTCCGCGTGGCCATGCCAAATCGCCGTGAAACAGTCGTGGAGCATGGCCCGCCAGGTGTGGGCCATATCGTCCCGCACGGAGTCCAGGTAATCCGCGGCCTCGAGCGTGACCGACGGGGAGACTTTCATCCCCTCGGGGTTCGGCTCGGTCTCGGTCTCGGGCCGAGACATGAGGGTTTCGATGTACTCTCGCATACCCCCAACGATCGGCGACGTGTCGAGGATCTCTCGCTGGTATTTGTACCGCTTCTTGCCCTTGAGCCTCGGGTTCCACTCGTCGTCCACAGACCCACGGCCACGGCCCCCCGCCGTGTTCCTGAGGCCGGTTGCCCCCAATTCGTCAAACATAGTTCGTTGTTCTCTTGGCACGGCGTTTGCCTCCTACGTACCCGTCTGGGTCGTTCCCGCCGTCACGTATAGACGCCGGGCAATGTCCACGAACCGTCCCGCGATCTTGGCCGCGTCCGGGTTCGTCTCCTGGCTGGCGACCCTGCGGGCCCGCTTCAAAAGATCGTCCACGGCGTCCAACATCCGGCCCTCGGTCTGCTCGTAACGCTCGTGAAGTTTTTCGGTTCGCTCACGTCGATCTCGTTCGCCCACTTCGACCCCTTCCCTATTTGACCGGCGATGTCGTGCAACGACAATACCGGGTCTGTTCGCCCGGGGCCCTGGGGTCTCCCGGGTATCGCATCAAATCCACGCCCCCCTGGGGGTTCGGCACCTTGAACGGGACGCCCACGGCCGTGGTCTCCCCGTCCATTTCCCTGTGCCACCAACGCGGAGGGTTGCCGATCGCCGAAATGGACAGGATCGAAACCCACTCGATCTTGACGATCCCCGCCTCCCGATAGGCCGCGTCTATCCCCGCGTTCTCCACGCCGGTTGTGTAGCGGCGGGAGATGTCCTCGGCCCTCGTCGGGGAGAGGATCGCGACCCGCCCCGCGGCCTCCCGGATCCTGGACGCGATCTCCGTCTGGGTCGGCCGGGGGAACTCGCTCTGTGCCTGCTCGATGATCTCCCGAACAATGTTTGAGATCTCGAGCTGGGTTCCCGTCTCGAACTCGGCCAGGATCACGTCGATCTGGCCGGCCAAGTCGATCTCGGCCTCTTGGCGGATCCGACGGACGCCCCCGAGCTCGTCTGGGTCTACGCCCAGGCGCCGGGCCATCTGGATCGTGGAGTCGGCCAACCTGGCCCCGCCGAAGTTCTCGAGGACGTTGCGGAGGTCCTCGAGGTCCGCCGGGATGATCTTGGCGACCTCGACGATCCCCAGGTCACGGATCGCCTGGGACGCCTCCCGCTCCGCGATACGGCGGAGGATCCGCTCAATCTGCACGGATAGGGGCCTGGCCTCATTCTCAACTTTGAGCCTGTGTTGACGTCGCCTGGCGTCCCGGACCTCGGACCCCGTCGGCCCCGGCTCCCCGGGCAACGCCTTGGCGAAGGCCTGGAGGTCGAAACACATTAGTGGAGCGTCCCCGACTGGTACACACGGATCCGGCCCACCTTGCGCCACTGAACCATGGGCTCGCCCTCGACGAACCCCGGCCCAAAACACATTTCCTGGTCACGGTCGGCCATGGCCTCGTGGTAGGTGTACGTCACGACCTCCCGCCGTTCGTCGCCATGGCAACGGAACACGAACCGGTAGCCCTTCGACGTGCGGAACACAGCCATTCCATCGATCGGGGTTTTACATTCCCGGCATTTGGGCCACTCCTCGGGGTTGTTCACGTCCACGCCGTTCTGAATCGCGTGGGTCTTGCTCTTGACGTCTGTGGTTAGTGCGCTCATAGCCCGAAATCCGCTCCCCTCGTCACGAGTAAATCCTTCAACCCGAACCCAGCGGACGCACCGAACCCGAGCCCGGTCTCCCCGTTGGTCGCAAAGGCCAGTATAGCAGCGTCCAAATCATCTGGGGAGGGTATGCCCCTCTTCGCCATTTCGTCCTTGGACTCGAGCTTGACCCGGCCGCGAGAATCGGGGGCCCAACGTCGGCTCGTCGCCTGGGCCTCCAGCTCCTCGTCCGCCGGATCTACGTCGATCGCTGCAACGTCCGGCCTGAACCTCTCCCGGAACGACCACGCCCACTCCGCCGAGGCCGAGGGAAAACGCTCTTTGTCCCGTGGAGACGCCCCGGCCATCATGCGCGCACACGGGGCCCCGGCCTCCTCGAGCATGTTGTAGACGCCAGCTCCGACGCCCACGGCATCCACGGCGGCCGTGGGGACGATCTCACCAGCGGTCTTGTCCGAGGCGTCCGAGTAGGTCACGCCGTCCCTGGCGGCCCACACAGAACCGTCCCGTTGCTCCTGGAGGACCCGCCCGACGATCTCCGGGGTTAGTGCCCCGTTTTTCCGCCACAGACGGCGGAGGAAACCACCGTGACGCCTGTAGCAGGACGAGAAGGCCGTGCCCCTGTCCGCCACATCCAAGCCCAGGACGAGGGGGTCTGTGGGCAACGCATCGATCGTCCGCTCCTTGGCCTGTTCGTACCACGACAGGGGCACCAAAACGTCGTCCGACGAGTCCGGGAACCGGCCCAGGATCTTGGCCACGGTCAAGGGCGAATCCCAACCCCATTTGGCCGAATACTTCGCCACCCACCAAGGCGTCACGAGCTTGTCGTTGGGGAGCTTTCCATGGGTCGCGATCCAGTCGGCCTCGATGTCTCTCC